GAATTCTATTTCTTGCAGCTCCATAAAGGGAGACCGTACCTCTTTCTTCGACGACGTAGTATAATTCATCCCGAGGTGTGATGAAAAGTACTTAGCAAGCACCTCCATATTGAACCACTTCGAGACATCAGGATGAATCTTAGAAAAATTGTCGTCTCCAAAGAATGTAGCTCTTACATAGTCCTTGAACTTAACGTAAGGGGTGGGTAAACCTTGATCGATTTGAATAAATTTGAACAATGCACGGGTAATTCCGTGATTAACAAAGGTATTAAAATTCGACGTCGGCCATCCACCAGACACAACACCTCTACAAACCGCTAGAAGATAACGCCCATAAATCATATAACAAGTTATTGCTAACCGACCAATGTTCATACACAAACGACCCAAGTCACAATGTGGAGTAACACCGTAGCAAAAACATATCCAACGACCATAAACGTATCCCCAAAACTCTAGTACTGACATATCCCAACCACTGCAATCTGCAGAGGCAAAACAGTCACCCGGTAGCTCATTAACATAATGAAGCAACAAACCCCAATCGAGGGACATTGGATTAATACCAATGGCACAACGAGAACGATATTTTGCTCCTTTCATTTTCTCTATAATAGGTCCTAGAACCATAATACAAAGTATGACATATACTAATGAAGCTCCCTTAAACTCACGAGGACGGTTAACTTTCTCCTTCAAAACCGTCTCATCTTTCAAATATTCTGTAGCGCATTGTTTAAGCTCAACTCCTTCTGTCATACCGGCAAGAAATGCATTCTCTACTTCTTGTTTCAATCGAGGATCAACCTCAATAACCTTACCGGTAATCGGATCCTTCTTCCAAAGATCCTGACGCGAGCGAACGTCCTTGAAAATTCTAAAATCCCTTGACAAAGATGCTGTCTGGTTGAGCGAACCCAATCGATCGACAGCTTCAAGAGCTTGTATAAAATTCCAAGGGCGAATTCCTCGCATATTCTCCAACGTCTCCTCAGAAACAAAATCCTTATAAGCTCGACTAGGCTTTTCAACAACCCATTCGGCAAACGACCAAT